ATATCACTTTCCAAGAGAGTTAGAAAGATACATCGGTGGTGTGAAGAAAGACTTAGGATATCAGAGTGAAACTTCTTTAGTATTGGGTATTGACTTTTACCACTACGATGAGAATTGGTGGATACATGCTTGGGGTAATTGGTTACCATTACATTACGGACATTCCAAACACGCTTATCATAATGCAGCACACTACCAAACTCATTTAGAGGAAGGTAGAGAACCAAACGAATTTATGTTTATGGAACCGATGTGGCATGATTGGAACGATTATGATTTCGGAGCTATTTTCGGTGTAAAGATAAAAGATAACTTAGGTGTATTTACCGAAGGTAGATATTTGTATTATTGGGAAAGACCAGCTTATGATATTAAGTTTGGTATGAATTATCAATTTATAGGATGGTAAAATGAAGAGATTATTATTATTAGTTGGACTCCTATTTTGGAGTTGTGAAGATGACAGAAACGAAGAACCATTGGTAGAGTCAATCCAAATGTGGGTAAACGGAACTGAGATTATAGCTCGTGAGTATTACGAAAGTATTACCACATACGGAGCTGCTGTTCCACAAGAAGATGGTTCTATAAAAAAAATATTCGTACTACACTTCCAAAGGGAAGATGGTAGGATTACACCTGAAAAGGAACATTACGCTTTGATTATGTATGATAATGCTGGTCAAGATAATGGACAACCGATAGATGAGAAACTATACTTAGGTGGTACACAGATAGATGAACTATTATTAGAAACCACAAGCGGTAGAATCACATTGGAGATTGTAGGACTATCTGATTATACGGAGTTCTCACAAGCATCAATCGATAAGTATGAGAATGGTTTCGTAAGCGGTATGGCTGATGGATACTTCTTCAATCCATACAGAGATGAGATGCAGCATGGTGTAATAATATTTAATAACTTAGAGGTAGGTACAGATCCTGAAGCTACTTTCTATCAAGGAATATATTAATGAATGGTGATATCAAAATAGGTAAGTTACTTTGTGATGAGGACATTATTACAAAGAGACAACTAAACAAAGCCTTACAAAGACAGGTTAAGGGAGACAAACGTACTCTCGGAGAGATACTTGTTGATTTAGGTTTTTGTGATTTTGATGATATCACCAACGCACTACTTAACCACGATTCAGATACTCAGAAGCATGAGGAGAAACAAAAAGAAATTGTGCCTGAGGTAAAGGAGATTCCTGTTATTGAACCAGAACCCATAGTAGAAGAACCAAAGAAAGATGAACCAATAGAGATATCTGAAGAAAAAGTTATGGGTACGAAGTTCACAATGTCATTACAGACATTGGGTGCTTTGGTTGCTGTGATAGCTAGTGGTATCGGTGGATACTATATGTTACTACAAGAGATAGAAGAAGCTAAGAACCTACCAGAACCACCATCTATCGAATCCATATTTGGTG